GAAGAACGTGAACAGATTGAATGTGAAGCAGCAGACAAACGTGCCTATGATCTGATTAAGGTTTTGAAGTACATCATCAAAGGTGCGGGGTTTGAACTGACTGAACGTGTTCAGGTGAAAGATATCAAGACAGGAAGGGTTTACAGATGATTGAAAAAATAAAGAAATTCATCAGAATAATCACAATACTACTGATGACCGCCCTTGTCATATTTCTAATATACACAGTATTCAAGTATGAATGGAAAAACATACTTTGTTTTGTAAGTGTCATTACAGTGCTTCTTATTATCTGTTGGGCGTTTGATTGGTGAAAGGAAGGTGTTCAGAATGACAGAAAATGTATGTGTTACCTGTCAGTATTATGAAAGTTGCAACCGCCCTGAACGCTTTATGAAGTGTATGGGGTACAAAGAAAAACAGGAAAGGGGTGAAGAAAATGCACAGCAAACTGGAAGATGATGCACAGTATGAATGGTGCAGACAGTGGGGAGAAGAACACAGACGGAAGATCACCCGGAAGAAACAGAAGAAAATCAGACGGGTGCAGCACTGGTGTAACTGTAAGTTATATGTCAAGTATGCTTGGTATGAGTTCCGGGCAATGATGAAAGGATAAGGTGAATGATTATGGAAAATAAGATTTTGGAATTATTGGAACAAAAGGGCAGTGTATCAATGAATGATGATATTTTCCCGTTGGTGGAAAAAGAATTTGAAGGTCAGGTGATTGGTGCAGAACTTTATGAACTTGCACACCAATACATATCACAGTTGTTGTATGGGGTGCATACTGCCGGGATTGCCGTGATTGCAGTTCCTAAGTTTGCAGCGGGTCAGCAGTTCGGTCAGATGGTTGTTGCTGATGTGATTTATACAAAGGTGAATGATACACCGTATGATTTTATGCAGTAGTTACGCAATAGTTACGGTTGGTTACGGTTCACGGTTACGGTTGAAACCCTTGTAAATACTGGCGGTTACGGTTGGTTACGGTTAAAAGCAATTTTCTTATTATTTTTATTTATTGCATATTCTATACATCATAAAAAGTAAAAATATAGAGTATAAGGCGTGAACCGTAACCGTAACTAACCGTAACCAGTAGGAAATTCAAGGCTTTCAGGGTGTTTTAGTGTGATTTTATCCGTAACCGCAAGCGTAACCGTAACCGGGAAAGGACAGGTGAAAGAATGAAAACATTATCCGCAAGGGAATATTTAGGACAGTTACAGGAACTTGATACTAATATCAATCAGGACTTAGAACGCCTTGATGATATGAAAACCAATGCTTGCAGTACGGGCGGTATTGATTATTCTGCTGAAAGAGTGCAGACAAGTCCGTCAAGTGACAGTTTATGCAAGGCAGTCACAAACTATGTTGATTTCAATGAACAGATAAACAGGGAAATTGACAAATTTTCAGATGCCAAGGAACAGATCATCAGGCAGATTAGAGGTCTGCACAATGCAAGGTATTCACAAGTGTTGTTCAAGGTATATGTGCAGTTTAAGAGTTTGAAAGTTGCATCAGGTGAAATGGGTATGTCATATCAGTATGTCAGGAATCTTCACAAAAAGGCACTTACAAGATTTGAAGAAACCTATGATGATCTGCATTACCTAACTTAATGTATACTTACTGTCACTTGAAACAACAAAAAGAGCGTTTTACGATAGATTTTGTTGTTTCATGTATATTGTGTATTCTTGAAACTAATGATAGGATGTATCTTGACAAGATGGGAATTGTGAAGAAGCGGTTGTTTTTTCACAATTCTTTTTTGTTTATGCCGATATTTGCACCCTGAAATGTAATGTTTCAGGGATTTTTTATTGCAAAAATACATGAAAGGGGTGTTGTTTGATGGCAAAAACGGCAAAATTAACTGAAAAACAGCAGCGTTTTGTTGAAGAATACCTGATTGACCTGAACGCAACACAAGCAGCCATTCGTGCGGGTTATTCGGCAAAAACAGCAGATCAGCAAGGTTCAAGGATGTTGGCAAATGTCAAGGTTCAACAGGCAATTAGTGTTGCAATGGCAGAACGCAGCAAAAGAACAGGAATCAATCAGGACAGGGTTGTTTTAGAACTTGCCCGTATTGCTTTTGTGAAGATGACAGACCTTGTTGACAGTCACGGAAGAATAAAAGACGGTGCATCAGAAGATGACCTTGCTTGTATTGAATCCGTGAAATATAAACAGTCTGAATCAGAAACCGGGTCAAGTGTTGAAAGGGAAGTGAAGATTTCACCAAAACTGAAAGCACTTGAATTACTTGGTAAGCATTTGGGTATGTGGAATGACAAGATTGATGTGAATATCACACAGCCTATTGTTATCACTGGTGAAGATGCCCTTGAAGATTAGGCGGTGATTGCCTATGGTAAAGAACCGCATTTCTTCACAGTATGTTTTTGGGTATCAGAAGTTTATCCTGTACCCGGAAGATTACAAGACTACAAAGTCCGGCAAGAAGAAAGTGCTGCTGCCGGAACTGGTTGGTAAGGGTTACGGTACTTTTTGGCGTTGGAAAGGTAGATATAGGGTATGTAAGGGCAGCCGTGCATCCAAGAAATCAAAAACAACTGCACTTTGGTACATCACCAATATGATGAAGTACCCACAGGCAAATACCCTTGTAGTCAGAAAGACTTTCAGAACCCTGAAAGATTCCTGTTTCACAGAATTGAAGTGGGCGATTCACCGCCTTGGCGTTGATGCCTTTTGGGAAATCAAAGAATCACCACTTGAAATGACCTATAAACCGACAGGTCAAAAGATTTATTTCAGAGGACTGGATGACCCATTGAAAGTTACATCTATCACAGTAGACAAAGGATGCTTGTGTTGGATGTGGATTGAAGAAGCGTATGAAATCAGTTCAGAAGATGATTTCAATATGCTTGATGAATCAATTCGTGGTGCTGTTCCTGACGGTTCAGGACTGTTCAAGCAAATAACCCTTACACTGAACCCGTGGAATGAACACCACTGGATAAAGAAGCGGTTTTTTGATAACACGGATGATGAAACCCTTGCAATGACCACCAATTATAAGTGCAATGAATGGTTGGATAAGGCAGACTTGAAAGTCTTTGAAACCATGAAGAAGCAGAACCCAAGGCGTTATAAAGTGGCGGGTCTTGGTGATTGGGGTATTGTAGACGGTCTTGTCTATGAAAATTGGGAAGAAAAGGCGTTCAGTGTTGATGAAGTCAAGAAGATTGCCGGGGTCAAGTCTGTATTCGGTCTTGACTTTGGTTATACAAATGACCCGTCAGCACTGTTTTGTGGTCTGATAGATCAGTCAAGTAAGACCATTTGGGTCTTTGATGAAATGTATCAGCCGGGTATGAGTAATGAAGCCATTGCCGAACAGGTTCAGCGGATGGGATATGTGAAAGAGAAGATCACAGCCGATTCAGCCGAACCAAAGAGCATTGACCGCTTGCGTGAACTGGGTCTTAAAGGAATCAGGAAAGCAAGGAAGGGCAAGGACAGCATCAACAACGGCATTGACTTCATACAGGACTATCACATTATCATTCACCCAAGATGCGTGAATTTCATCACAGAGATCAGCAACTATCAATGGGACAAGGATGCCAAGACAGGCAAGAAACTGAACCGTCCTATTGATGACTTCAATCACCTGATGGATGCAATGCGTTATGCGGTTGAATCTATTGTGAAGGGTGATGCTTTCAGTTTTGACTAAGCAATTACCGGGTAGAATACACGGCATCAGCAACCGTTCTTTTTGGACGGTAGGAAACGGTTGTCAAATGCTTACTCCGGGGCGGTTGTAACAGGTGACCGCCTATGATGCCTGTATAACTACTTTTTGAATAAAAGAAACAAATTAGTAACACATACCCTTGGAAATGCAGTGTTTTCAGGGGTTTTGATTTTATTATGCAATGAAAGGGGTGAATTGAACCGTGTTCAGTTCCTTTGTGGATGCAATCACATTAAAACTTAGCAACTTTATATTGCAAGGGGCAAAGGCACACATGACCGACTTGGAATTTCTTGAAAAGGAAATTGCAGCATGGAAGTGTTCACCCCGTAGAATGATGCAGATAAAAGGATTTTTGTACTATGACGGTGACCATGATGTAATTCACCGCAAGCGTACAATGATCGGTGAAGGTGGGGAACTTGAAGTTGTTGAGAACCTACCAAACAACAGAATTGTTGATAACCAGTATGCAAAGATGGTCAATCAGAAAGCCAATTATCTGTTCGGTAAGCCGTTCACACTAAACGGTGAAAACACCGCATATATCGAACTGCTGAAAAAGATATTTGACAAGAAGTTCATGCGAACACTGAAAAGTGCGGGCAAGGCTGCATATAACGGCGGTATTGCTTGGCTATATCCATACTACAATGAACGGGGTGAATTTGCTTTCAGGCTTTTTCCCGCTTATGAGATTTTGCCATTTTGGAAAGATTCTGAACATACTGAACTTGATTTCTTCATCCGGCATTATGTGACGGTTGCCTATGACGGCAATCAAAGGAAGTTCATTGAAAAGGTTGAATTGTATGATCTGAATGGGGTTCACCTGTTCATTCTTGATGGTGGGAAACTGATTCCTGACATTGTGAACAATGAAACCGCAGACTTCCCGCACGTTACAATGACGGATGCTGCCGGAAATGTTCAAGTGTTCAACTGGCAGCGTGTTCCCCTGATTCCATTGAAAGCCAATGAACAGGAAACACCGCTGATTAAGAAGGTCAAGTCATTACAGGATGGTATCAATGTGATGTTGTCTGACTTTGAAAACAATATGCAAGAAGATGCTCGGAACACCATTTTGGTATTAAAGAACTATGACGGTACTAATTTGGGTGAGTTCAGGAAGAACCTTGCAACATACGGTGCAGTAAAGGTCAGATATGACGGGGACACCAAGGGCGGGGTTGAAACCCTTGAAATCACAGTCAATGCAGAGAATTACAAGACCATTGTGGAAATCTTCAAGAAAGCCTTGATTGAGAACGCAATGGGTTATGATGCCAAGGATGACAGACTTTCCGGCAACCCTAATCAGATGAACATTCAGTCAATGTATTCTGACATTGATACAGATGCCAATGATACGGAATCAGAAGCACAGGCAACAATGGATGATGTACTTTGGTTTGTCAACTGCCACCTTGCCAATACGGGACAGGGTGACTTTGAAGGTGAAGAAGATGGGGTTGATGTGGTATTCAACCGTGATATGCTGATGAATGAATCAGATATTATTGATAACTGTCAGAAGTCACAGGGAATCATTTCTGATGAAACAATCATTAGTATGCATCCTTGGGTGGATGACCCGCAACTTGAAATGGAACGCCTGAAAAAGCAGAAGGAAGAAGCACAGAAAGAAATGCTTGCACAGTATGACCCGTTTAGTACACAGAACCAAAACGGTGACGGTGCAGATGATGACCCTGACAATAAAGGTGACCCAAACAAGGGAAGTCAGGGCGGTGAAGTAGATGAATAACGGTGAATACTGGCAGAAGCGTTTTGAACTGCTTGAACAGGCAGCACACCAACAGGGGGTTCAGTGTTATGCGGATATTGAAAAACAGTACCGACAAGCACAGAAAACCCTTGAAGGTCAGATTGCTGCATGGTATCAGCGTTTTGCATCTAACAACGGGGTAACCCTTGCAGAAGCAAAGCGGATGTTGAACGCAAAGGAACTTGCTGAACTGAAATGGGATGTAAACCAGTACATTCAGTACGGTCAGGAAAATGCAATCAACGGTACTTGGGTCAAGCAGCTTGAAAACGCATCTGCAAGATTCCATATCAGCAGACTTGAAGCCTTGAAGTTGCAGACCCAACAGAGCATTGAAGTCATGTTTGGAAACCAACTTGACAGTATTGACAGCACAATGCGGAATGTTTACAAGTCCGGCTATTATCACACAGCCTATGAGATTCAGAAGGGTGTGGGTGTTGGTTGGGACTTTTCCGCACTGGATGATAAGCAGATCAGCAAGGTCATCAATAAGCCTTGGGCGGTTGACGGCAAGAATTTCAGTGAAAGGATATGGGGCAACCGTCAGAAGTTGGTCAATGAACTGAACAACACCCTGACACAGAACATCATCTTGGGAAAAGACCCACAGAAAGCCATTGATGAAATTGCCCGGAAGATGAACACTTCCAAGACCAACGCCGGGCGGTTGGTAATGACAGAAGAAGCCTTTTTCAGTTCCGCAGCACAAAAGGACTGCTTTACTGAACTGGATGTTGAACAATTTGAGATTGTGGCAACACTGGATTCCCACACTTCGGATATATGCCGGGGTATGGATGGCAAGCATTTCCCTATGTCTGAATGGAAGGTTGGTGTGACTGCACCACCGTTTCATGTTCATTGCCGTTCAACCACAGTACCATATTTTGATGATGAATTTGATGCTGTCGGTGAACGTGCTGCACGGGATGAAGAAACAGGTAAGACCTACTTTGTACCGGGCAATATGACCTATAAGGAATGGGAAAAGTCATTTGTCAATGGCAGTGATAAGTCAGACCTGAAAGCGGTCAATGCTGATGATAGTGCCATTGCGGAATATACTGCATCAAGAAAAGAATATGATACACAGGTTCAAAGGTTGGCTGAACTTGAAAAAGAAACAGACAACGCACTTGATGCATATATGGATGTTATGGATACCCCGCAAGCAGCGGAGTATGAAGCAGTATTTAATAAAAAATTTGATGAAACTGAAAGTCTGAAACAGATTGTTAAAGACTTGAAAGCAACGTTGTCAGGAAAAGAAGCAAAGGCAGTTAGACAAGTAGAAAAGAATCTTGCTGTTAAATCAGGAATATCTATTGACAATGTTGAAATGACAGGTTTGGAATATGACACCGCTGATATGGTATATGGTTCATACAAAACGGTATTGAACAAATATCCTGAATTAAAGGGTCAGCTTGTTGCATTTAAGTATGATGGTGTGAAAGGTGATGCTTATGCTGGGTGTATAGCAATGACTGGTGAAGTAAAAGCACACGGTTTATTTGCAAAATATGACAGATTGGTTAAAACTTATGCAAATGATGTTGCTGCCGGATTTCACCCAATAGGTACAGATCATAACAGTATTATTGTTCATGAACTTGGTCATGCTTTAGATGGGTATATGACAAAAAAAGGTCTACTTGGTGGG